AATGGATATACTGTTGAAGATCCCACTACAGAAATTTGATCTCTGCTTTGTGCATGGGATACAACAGATAATGTTGATAATGCAATAACTGCTAATAATTTTCTCATTTCTGACTCCTTTGTTAAACACATATTACAAAAATTTTTCAATTTTATTACTCTTATTGATATTGTGAAGATAATTCACAATCTCCCAAGACCCATCATGATTCTCGACTAATGCTGTGCATGACTCAACCCAGTCGCCATCATTCATGTATTCAATGCCGTTAATTTCTTTAATTGCTGCTTTGTGAACATGCCCACAAATAACACCCTGAGCATTATATTTTCTGCAGTAGTCTGTGATGAGAACTTCAAAATCAGACATAAATGCTACTGCTTCTTTTGTTTTATTTTTTAGATAAGCACTCAAACTCCAATATGGCATATTAAGTTTAGTGCGGAGTTTGTTTAGAATATGATTGATGCTTAACAATACATCATAGAACCAATCACCAACATGATACAACCAAGAAAGTTTAGTTGCGAGTGCAGCATCAAACATATCGCCGTGAATGACCATATATCTTTTACCATTAACAGCATTGTAACGACATTGATTGACTAATTCGATATTGCCGAAATGAATATCGTATGGTAAAAGGTCGCGGAAAGAATCGTCATGATTGCCAACAATGTACTTTACATTTGTGCCATTCTTTGCTGCTTTAAGAATTTTACGAATCACATCAGTGTGTGATTGCAGCCAGAAGAATTTTCTTTTGAGTCGCCAGCCATCAATAATGTCGCCGACGAGAAATAGATTTTCGCAAGTGTTTTCTTTTAAGAAATCAGAAAGTAATTCAGCCTTGCATCCCTTGGAGCCAAGATGAACATCTGATATGAAGATAGACTTATACTTGGTCATTAGTGCTCCGAATCTGAGCACTTATATAGACCAAAATAGTTTCGAAAATATTTCTTAGAAGTCTCGGTTTATCTTCCCCCCACTGCGCAATGGGTGCTAGATTGTACTTTTCTAGCGGGATCCTAATATAAACCCAGCGCAGTGCGCATAACATCTACACCGAAAGGTTGATGCGGGTTGGTTTATTTATACAATTATCCCATTGAAATAGACTTGACACTGTCTACTCTAAACGAACGCCATCCATTCATTTCTGTATCCCAAACAGAGACTGCCTTGGATTCCGACTCTTGAAGAAGCACTTGACCATTATTACTCGGTGCATTCGGAACATACTCAGCCATCAACGTGCACTTCATAGTGCGCTCTTCACCATTGACTTTAGTGAAAGTCACAGTGACAATGTTATTACGCAGCATATCGATTAAATTTTCTTTTGTGAAGATCATATCACACCTGTGCAAGTATTGAACGAATATATTTTTCTGGGATATCAAAGTTTTTCGAAGTTGCTCGAATTAAATCTTTAACAGTTTTCTTGGGAACACAACCATCTTTAACCATTAAACCATTATACCCTGATTTAGCGTGATTGTCAATAAATCTACGCACGTCACCAATATGAGCCTTCATAAACTCAATTGTATTTGCTGCTTCCATTGGCTTAAATGTAAGAACATGATATTTGTAAGAACCAATATCTTCATTCATTGGCGTTTCTTTATCTGTGAATTTATAAACTGTCGTTTCGCATTCAACCATATCTCCGTTGAATATCAATCCCCAAAGTGCGCCATCAACCTCATCTATTTCTTTTTCGGTCATTTCGGTCATTATACGCTCCTGAAGTATTCGATCGTTTTATCTAATCCCTCCGACAACGCAATCTTAGGTTCCCAATTTAATTGTGCTTTTGCTAATGTAATGTCTGGCTTGCGTTGCTTTGGGTCATCTGCCGTGGCATCTTTGTATATCTTGTATCCTTTGTTTAACTTCTGTACTATTATAGTCGCAAGTTCATCAACAGTAAACTCCCCAGGATTGCCAAGATTAATTGGTCCAATTTCCTTGGAGTTCGCAAATCTTAAAATACCTTCTACAAGATCATCGACATAACAGAAAGATCTTGTTTGTTTTCCATCACCATAAATTTCTAGAGGCGCATCAGCAAGAGCAGCGACGATAAAGTTAGAGACAACTCGCCCATCGTTCTTTGCCATGCGTGGTCCGTAAGTATTGAATATGCGGAATACGCCAGTGTTGACATCGTGCTTTCTCCTGTAATCAAAAAACAGAGTCTCTGCTGCACGTTTTCCTTCGTCATAACATGCACGCGGACCAATCGGATTCACATTGCCATGATATGTTTCTGGTTGTGGATGAATTTCTGGATCGCCATAAACTTCAGAGGTTGATGCCTGAACGATACGAGCCTTTGTTTTGCGTGCGATTTCAAGAACATGATAAGAACCAAGTACGCACGTCATCATCGTGCCAATTGGATCTCGTTGATAATGCACAGGCGAAGCAGGACATGCAAGATTATAAATTACATCCAACGCTCGTGTAGAAAAGTAATCGCGAAACATAGAACTCGTAATATCATGCTCATAGAAACGAATGTTGGGATGTTTGATGAATCCTTCAACATTCTTCATAGTCCCAGTATAAAAATTATCAACACAATAGACTTTGTGTCCTTGTCCTAATAATCTTTCGCATAAGTGACTACCAACAAAACCCGCACCACCAGTCACTAATATATTCTTCATACAGCTTCCTTCTTGTTTATTTTTTCTTGCATATACCTTGCGATGTACCAAGCGTCGACAACGTCTGTCGTTGGAGATCCCAATTTAGTTGTTGGACTAATGATATTGTGTAAATCTATATCAGTGTCGGCAATAAAAGCCTCGTACATCTTTTCTTTTGTAGCATTGCCTTTGCCTGTTGCAAATTTCTTCACAACAGTTGGAGGCACGGTAAAGAATTTGTATCCTTGCTTGTAGAGCATATACTTTAGTATACCGCAGTTCTCGGCTAAATTAAAAACTTTTCCCTTAGACCCAAAAGAATAGTCTTCAATCAATACAGTCACATCTTCTTTCTTAAAATCAGCAAGAATTGTTAGAACCCATGAAGCAATATTCTCATATCGCTCTTGGTCTGTCAAATATTCATCATGTCCTTCACCGAGGATATTGTGAAACTTTCCTTGTACGGGTTTTCTATCATTCAAGTAATAGAAAAATGAATTGGAGAATGTCTTATCGCGTGAGACACAAACGCAAGGAGAAGTTAGACTATAATCAATTCCAACGACGATCATCTTCATCATCTTCACGATTGATTAGATCTTCTTCGTCGTCAAGATAATCTTTATCATCATCATCGTTGAAATTTAATTCTTCACTGTCACTATCATAAAAATCGCCGCAGAATGGGCAATGACTTGGTGCGTAACTGACTTCTTCGTCTTCGAAGGACAATGCAAACATTGATCCGCAATTGTCACATGTTAGTTTTAAATCTGGCATATTAACCCCTTGTTACTGCTGTAATTTTTTCAATTTGTTTTTTGATTACAGATTCTCGATTTGGCCAATTAATGATTGGCTTCTCAGGATTCTTCATTAGATTATATAGCAATGGCAAAATTAATCCCTCAAGTTCTTTAAGTTTGGCTTTATGTTTTTCTTCTATAGCTGCAACAAGTGCAGATTGGATATTTTTTTCTTGAGAGTCTAGTAATGACTCGATTTTGGATTGAAGTTCGAGCAATTGATCGTTGTTTGTTGTTGGAGCAACAACTGGCTTAATTGCTTGTTCCTCTTCTTCAAAACTAAATCCAAAATCAAAATCGTTATCTGTTGCCATTTTATTTCCTCTCACCAAACCCAAGAAACGTAACTATATCTAGTTCCTTTTGTGACTGTATCAACTCGATGTGGATACATAAAATTACTTGGGAAAATCATGATCGATCCTGCTTTGAGTTCAATCTTTTCTGATTCCCAAAATACCAATTCACCGCCCTCATAATCATCGTTTAGTGCACCTAGAATAGAAAGAGTCGGAATGCCCTTTCTTTCTCCATCAAACATGCTGTGAATATGATCACAGTGCAATTTCATTTTAGTGCCAACTTCATATTTATTGAAACGAACACGCGAGTACCCATTCCAACCATTATTCCATTGATTACAAAAAGAAAAATCTTTCAACACATACTGTTCAATTGCCGACCAAATTTTACTGTGAACAGTCACACCGTTTTCACTATTACTATAAGAAATGAATAGATCGTCTTCGTAACTTATGAAAGATTGATTTTGCGCTTGATAAAAAGAATGTTTATCCCAAGAATTTGTTTCGAGTTCTTGGACTATTGTTTTACAGAAATCTAAATCTAGAAAATTGTCATAGATCTTAACATAATCTTTCAAATTCATTGGCATCATAATTTATTTTTTCTCTTTAACCTCATAATCATATCTATCGTCATCAGAGAGAACCCACTTGGCTGTATTCTCTACAGACCACATTTGTGTTCCAAGTTTCCGTTCAATAAGATTTTGTCCAGGCTTCGTGACAAATGATGGCTCAAATGCGCGGCAGCGATTGTTTGGTTGAATTGCAAAGTTGCCATCATCAAGTTTAATCACATGACCACATTTATGTTGTCCTGGAACTTCGCTGAATCCCAGATCCACAATGTTCTTATCTTCATGCGCCCAGTCGAGTGTGAACAAGTAAGTGCCTTCGTTCCATTTCTTGTTTCTATCAATATACTTCATGCGCTTATTGATCAAGAAATCGAACTGCGTAACTCCAATGTATGAACTGAAAGAATCCCACAGAACTAGATTATATAGCGACGCTTGCGGCGCAGGAGTCTTATGACAGAAAGCGTGTATCGGCATGCGGAACCAAAGCCCTTCGTCTTCCATGATAAAATGAAAAAGTGGGGCACGATGCGGTATCGACGCCACACCGAATATAAGGACTGGAAGATATGAGTCTTTCGCTTCATCGAACTCTGTTCTGTTCTGAAGAAAGTTAGTCCGCACATAACATTCTATGGGCGGTATGTTAGCGTTAATATATGCCATAGGTTTATATAGTCAAAATAAAAAAGGGGACCGATTTGGTCCCCTTTCTGTTAACTCAGTTTTAATTACTGAGCAACTGGTGCTTCAACAGCAACTTCAGCTGGTGCAGCTTCTACTGGTGCTTCAACAACAGGTTCTGCTGCTGGCTCGCTTGCTGATGGAGCAGCAACAGCGGCTTCTTCTGCAGCCTTATCAGCAGCAACTTCTGCTTCTGGTGCGTTACCACAAGCAACTAGACCAAGAGCAACTAGACCAACAAGAATTACATTCTTCATAACTTTCTCCTTAATATTAAATTTCACACACACCTGCAGAGCATGCAAGTTCTTTTGCTGAAGTTGTTGTATCCGTTTCTTCCATGAATTCCACCCAGTTGATATCAACGTTTTGGAGCGCAAGGAGTTCGTTATACTTGGCTTCATCAATTTCTTCGTAAGGTGCTTGACGATATGAACCATTGTCACGTGGGAGGAAAGAAACACCTGAGAGAATCGAGATGTTCTTGTAAACCCATGCGCCAACTTCCATCCATTCGTCATCACCGACATATACTGTAATCGAAGGCTTATGCTCACACCAGTGATCTTGATAGATCTTCCAAAGTTCCAACTGTTCAATCGCAGTCATATCGTTGCGAGTGACAGAGTTCTTTGGTGCCTTCATTGGGAAACTGAATACCCAGTTTGATTTGCTGTAGAAATCTTCCTCAGCCTTGTATCCCTTGTCAATCATAAACTGAGCAAGTGGATCCTTCATGTCTGCTCTTACACGGCGAATGTAAAACTGAGCATAACGTGGGTGAATGCCTGATGCGGAATCCACCAATTGTGAAACAGTGCCAGAAGGTTTGACACAAGTAATTGCAGCCGACTGCGGAATACCAAGAGCCTCGGCGAATTCCTTATTCGTTTCAACGCAGTGAAGTCTAATTGCATCCAATGCATCCGCGAGTTTTTGTGACGGCTTATTTAGAAGTTTGCTGTCACAAATACCTGTGAGTGAAACACCAAGTAGTCTTTCTTCATCGCAATTATTCTTCCACTTCTTATTGATGTAGCGGAAATCTGTAAGCATTGACTGCAATGTGCCAATGATTGTTGCCAAACGAGCCTTGCGCTTCAACGAGTCAACGTCATCGTTTGCACGAACGACGATTTCTGAAAGATTGCAGAATTCGAATGGGCGCAAGATAATTTCAGAACATGGATTTGTACCAAACTCATGCTTTGGATCGCGGCGACCATTCTTGGCAGCAACAGCCTGTGAAGCAGCACGTGAGAAAATTCCACGTTCACCTGAACGAGACATGTACAGTGCATGCCATTCGTTCATGAACGTGTCCATGTCTACTTGTTTGTCGTACACTGCTGAAATATTTGCAAGTGCCCTTTGACCGTTAAGCGTCCACCAATCTCCTGACTTTGCGTGACGCAAGTGGTCATCGTTGAGGTCTGTGAGTGAAATGAGAGCAGAACGACGAACACCACCGCAAACAACAATATCAGCAATCTTACATACGATGTCATGACATTCCAACGTTGATAGTTTTCTACCACGTGCCTTTGTGAAAATGTTAAGAGTAAATTTCAAAAGATCAACTAGTGGTTCTGGACCAGAAGCACGACC